CCCACACGCAGTCGGTGAAGATCTCCGAGCCGTCGATATCGATCTCGTGCTCTTCGAGGGTGAAATAGCGCTTGAGGATCGACCCGGCAGGCGGGTTGATCAGCGTCTTGCCCGGTCGCGCCACGGTGTAGGTGGCGAGCGGCCCGGCCTCCACGGTCAGCGTCTCGGCCACCGTGATGACCGTGGCGGTGAGCCCGGTGATGCGCAGATTGCGGCTGAGGTTGCCGGCGACGAAGCCGGCGGTGAGGCGGATGACGTCGCCGACCCTGAGCCCGCTGGCGATCCACGAGCCGGCCGAGGCGGTGATCGAGTTGGCGCCGACGCTGAGCGTCGCCGAGGACATGCCGCCGGTCGCTTCGGTGATGGTGACGGCCGCCGCCCAGGTGCCGCGCATGACCGCTTCGATTATGTCGTCGGCGACCCCGATCGAGACCTCCGAGGTGTAGGTGGCGGTGGTCTTCTGGGTGCCGTGGCGGCCGCGCGTCGACATGCCGTCATGGCTCAGCTCCATGCTCTCGACGGCGGCTTTGGCGAGCCGCCCGCCGATGCCGCCGGTGGTGCGCAGGATGGCGGCGCCGGTGCCGCTCGCCTGGGCCGCAAGGCCAGTCTGGACTTTTCGGGCGATATAGGCGTTCCACTGGGTCTGGTAGGACACTGGTCGTCTCCTTTCGCGGTGAATCGTCCCCCTCCCCCTTGTGGGGAGGGGTCAGGGGAGGGGCTACTCCGAAACTCCGATCGGATAGAACTCGTTGATCTTGGCCCTGAGCGCGGCGAGCTCGGCGTTGCTCTTGAGCGTCGGGAACAGAATGACCGGGCCGAGCGAGCCGAGGAAATTGGCCGTCGAGGCGGCGGCCGCCAGGATGCCGAGCCCGCCGAGCGCATTGGCCCCGGCGTCTCCCGCCGCGCCGTCCTGCGCCCCCTCGAGGAACAGCGCGCTCGCCGCCCCGTCGAAATTGCACTGCGCGATTCGCCAGGTCGTATCGATGGCGCTGCGGTCGAGGCTGGCGCCGGCGTTCATGCGGTGCACGTTGCCGGTGCCCGTTCCGAGCTGCTGCCGGCCACCGGTCGCGGCGAAGCTGTCGATGATGGCCTTCGACGATTGCACCGCCGTGGCCGCCCGGAACACCGCGACAATGGTGTTCGGCTGGACGATATCGGCGGCGAAGTCCGCCAGCATGAACCTGTCGGCGACCGGGGCATGCCAGACCCGCCGGCCGGTCGAAAGCGTCCGCTGCTGCGGCTGCCGGGCTTCCGTCGCCTGGACCAGCGATTCCTTGTTGCCGAGCCCGTCGGCCACCGCGGAGTAGAAGGTGGTTCCGCCCGAGTCGCGCAGGCTCCAGGTGGCGTGGTTGTCCGGGTCGTAGACGGCGATGGCCCCGGCTTCGGCCGCCGCATTGAGGATCTGCCCGTGCGCCGTGGTAGGGGCGTCGCGGAACCAGTATTCGAACGGGATCGTCGCGGTCATGCGGAACCACAGCCCGTCGTCCGCGCCGTCGCCGCCGCCGTCGACCCTGGGGGCCCAGCAGCGCACCGCGTGGCCGGGCGTTTCGGTGTAGAACTCGGCGTTGCGGAAGATCTCGCCCAGCGCCACCGCATGCTGCCGCGCCACGTCATCGCCCGAGCCCTTGGGCATGAAGACGTGACAATAGATCAGTCCGTCATAGAGCCACACCCGGTCGCCCGGCGTGCCGGTGCCGTGAATATTGGCGCCCGCCCCGACGATCTCGGCCAGCACCCAGGGCTCGGGCGTGCCCGTAGCTGCGTTGCGCGTTACCGGCTCGGCGCCGTTCATGTAGCCGATGGGCGTCGCGCTCCAATTGGCCGCCAGGCGCGCCTTGATGGCCGCCACCGCTCCGGCGAAATCGGCCATCAGCGCCGCTCCGTGATGACCAGCGCCGGAAAGCGCTGGGCATCGGCGACCGAGCGGGTCCGGCCGCCGGTGCGGACGCGCACACCCTTGCGGCTGTGGAAGATTTTCCCCACGGCCGAACCTGGCATCCGCACCGTCCGGAAGCTGAAACTCACCCGGGCCAGATTGCCCATGCGGCGCTTCACGATTAGCTCGGCTTGGCTGTAGACGTGGTCGGTCCCCGGCACCCGCATCTTCATCTTGCCGAACTCGATCTTGCGCGAATAAGGCACGCCGTTGGCGATCACGATCTCGCTGCCCTCGCGCCTGCCCCCCAGGCTTTCGGCCAGGCTTTCGACCGCCGTCCCGTTGACGAACACGATGTGGCCGGCGCGATAGTCGCCCTCGAGCACCGGCGACAGCTCGCGCAGCGTCGCCAGCGCGAAATCGACCACCATTTGCAGCCGTTCATAGGCATAGCGGATCACCCCGTCGGGCCGCACCGTCTCCTCGACCGCGCCCTCGTGCCCGTCGACCCAGCGGCGGAAGCTCCCCGGGCGCGGCTCGTCGGCCATGATCTTGGCGTTCTCGGCCCTGGCGAAGGCGGCGAATTGCGCCTGTTGCTCCTCCACCGCGCCGTCGAAGGCGGCGGTGAACGACACCGACGCCGCCTGCAGCCGGGCGATCCGCGGGGCCCGCGCCATCACCCCCTCACCTGCATCTCGATGCGCACCAGCACGCCCGCCAGCCGGATCCCGGTCGCGGCCTGGACGCTGTGCACCCGGCCGGCGATCGACACCCGGTCGCCGCGGGCCGGCTCGCGTTCGTCCTCGAGCCCGTCCGGCGTCCCCGGCCAGCCGGCCGCGTCGATCTCGCTCGGCGAGCAGATCACCAGCCGGTCCTCCTGGACGATCCCGGCCAGCAGCTCTTCCGGCCGGTAGCCGCGCACCATGGCGCGCACCGTGACCGAGGCCGAAACCGCGCCGGCGACGATCTTCTGCAGCACCACGTCCTCGCCATTGCTGGCGAGCATGCGGTCGAGCGCCGCGATCGCGAAGGCCGGCGTCATGTCATAGCCTCCACGTCACAGGCCGATCCGGCGATAGGGCGAGATCAGCTGATCGGCCGCCAGCGGCAGCGGCGAGGCCGCCTCGCCCGCGGCGCTTCGAGCATATTCGAACATGCCGACGCCGGGCACCTGCTCGCGCACCAGGCGCGAGTCCTGCAAGGAAAACTGGTGCAGCTCGCGCGTCATCAGAATAATGGCCTGGCGGATCGGCGCCGGCACGGCCGAGGCCGCGCCGTAGCCGGCGACGAAGGTGACGGTGACGGCATCCTCGCGGGCAAACGTGCCGGGCCAGGTCTGACCCGACTGCAGGGTGACGAACGGCGAAAGCTCGTCGTCGAGCAGGGTAAAAACCGTGCCGGCCAGCGCCTGCAAGGCGTTGTCGGCGTCGTAATAGGCGATCGAGGTGATCGACTGCACCGGCGCCAGCGCCAGGCCGAACACTTTTCCGGTCGGGAAGGCCGGGAATTTCTGCGCCCAGGTCTGGGTCACCAGCGCCCGGCCGAGGATCCCGGCCCAGCCGTCGAGCCTTTCGGTCGCCGCCTCGATCAGCGCCGTGATGAGCGCATCGCTGGCGCTGTCGCTCACCCCGAGCTGCGCCTTGGCCTCGGCCAGGCTGACGGGCGTCTCGGCCGGCGGCGACGTGCGGACTGGCTTGAGCATCTGTTACATCCTTGCCGCCGGGCCGCTGTGCAGCCGTGTCGCCGGATCGCTTTCCAGCCGTGTCGCCGGGCCGCTGTGCAGCCGTTCCGCCCCCGCCGACAGCGCGGCGGGCGTCGTGGCGCGGCTGCCGAGAACGAACAAAGCGCTGTCGGTCTCAGCCGCGCTCCCGATGGCAAACACCTTAGCCCGGCCGAACGGCTGGGCCGCATCAATCTCCGACGCGATTCCGATCTCGACCACGCCGGATTCGACCAGCGCCGGCCCGCTGTCGGTCTCTACCGCCTGGCCGATGGCTTTCGCCTTGGCCCACCCGGCGCCGAGCCCGATATCCGTTTCCGCCGCAAGGCCGAGCGCCCTGGCCTTGGCGAAGCTAAGCGCCGGCGCGGCGTCGATCTCCGAGACGATGGCCGCCGCCAGCGTCTTGACCCGCCCCAAGGCGAAGCCACTGTCCGTCTCGCCCGCCTGGCCGATGGCTTTCGCCTTGGCATGGGCGACGGCAAAAGCGCTGTCGGTCTCGCTCGCCAGGCCGATGGCCGCGCCGATCTGCGGCGTGACGGCGAGGCCCGTATCCGTCTCGGCCGCGAGGCCGATCTCTTTGGCCTTGGCCCACCCGGAACCGAGCCCGGTGTCGGTTTCCGCCGCGAGGCCGATGGCCTTCGCCTTGGCCGAGGCGAAGGCGAGACCCGTATCCGTCTCCGCCGCCAGGCCGATGGCCTTGGCCTTGGCGTTGTCGACGGCGAGGCTTTCGTCGGTCTCCGCCGCCTGGCCGATCGCCGCGCCGAGTTGCGCCGTGACGGCGAGGCCCGTGTCGGTCTCGGCCGCGAGGCCGATGGCCTTCGCCTTGGCGGCGGCGAAGGCGAAAGCGCTATCCGTCTCCGCCGCCAGGCCGATGGTTACGCCGCTTTGCGCCGTGACGGCGAAGGCTGAGTCGGTCTCGGCCGCCAGCCCCGTAGCCAGCGCCTTGGCATGGGTGGCGGCGAATCCTGAGTCCGTCTCGACCGCCTGCCCGACCGCCTCGGCCTTCGCGGCGGCGGCGGCGAACCCTGTGTCCGTCTCGGCCGCCTGCCCGACCGCCTTGCTCTTGGCGAAGGCAACGGCGAAGGCGCTGTCGGTCTCGGCCGCCTGCCCGATGGCCAGCGCCTTGGCCGACGTGACGGCAAAGCCGCTGTCGGTCTCGATCGCCAGGCCGATGGTGACGCCGCTTTGCGCCGTGACGGCAAAGGCGCCCTCGGCCGCCGCCGCCAGGCCGATGGCCTTGACCTTGGCGGAGGCGACGGCGAAGCCGCTGTCTGTCTCCGCCGCGAGGCCGATGGCCTTCGCCTTGGCCCGCCCGGCGGCGAAGCCGCTGTCTGTCTCCGCCGCGAGGCCGATGGCCTTCGCCTTGGCCGGCGTGGCGGCAAGGCCTGCATCGGTCTCGCTCACCTGCCCGATCGCCACGGTGACCGGAATCGACAGCGGCAGCGCCGCATCCGTTTCGGCCGCCTGGCCGATCGTGATCGCTTTGGCGGCGGTGGCGGCGAAAGCCGTATCGGTCTCGACCGCGAAACCGATGACCTTGGCCTTGGCATGGGCGGCGGCGAGACCCGTATCCGTTTCCGCCGCCAGGCCGAGGGCCTTGGTCTTGGCATGGGCGACGGCGAAAGCGCTGTCGGTCTCGACCGTGAGTCCGATCGCCACGCCGGCCGCCGCCGGCTCGAGCACCACCGTGATGGCGTCCCACGGCCGATCCGTTCCGACGGTAGTGAACACGCCGGGGTCTTCCGTCGCTGCGGTCAGCACCCGCTGTGCCGAGGCAACTAGACAATGACCCAAGGCCGCAGCGCCGGTCTGGACAGCCTGCCCGTTGCTGTAGTTCGTCGGGTAGGAGGAGAAAAGCGACAGGTCCTTGATGCGGTGACGCATGAAGGAGAACCAAAGGCTCTCTTTCGATCCCCAGGGGGCCGTCTTGGACGGCGAATCCGCCGTCAGGCTGCTGCCCGACGAAAAACCGGACGTATCCAGCCCCGTAAGGCTATTGCCTGTGATGGCATGAGCGATGTGGCCGCTACGCGACGCGCCGTTACTGACAAACGTAACTGTCGATGTCGATACGCCGAACTTGGCGAAGAGAGCCAGCACCGCCGCGGCGGCAGTCGAGGCTAACGGCGTCCATCCCGGCGGTGTAGCAATCGAGGTTGCCGCGCCTTCCGCACACCCAATCGCAACAAGCACACCCTTGGCGGAGTTGTCGCCTGCTGGCATCGAGACGACATGATTGGTATCTGATGCCGTGGTCGCGCTGGTTGTCGAGACGACGTTCCAGGTCTCGCCGCTTTGCGCCGTGACGGCAAACGCGCTGTCGGTCTCGCCCGCCTGCCCGATGGCCAGCGCCTTGGCGAAGGCAACGGTGAAGGCGCTGTCCGTCTCGGCCGCCAGGCCGATGGACTTGGCCTTGGCGAAGGCAACGGTGAAGGCGCTGTCGGTCTCGGCCGCGAGACCTATCTCTACGCCCGGCGCCGCCTCGCTGACAGTGATGGTCGGCGAGGCCGTGTAGGTGTTGAGCGCGACCGGCCCCGCCTCGACCACCCGCAACACGATGGAGTCGTTATTGGCGACCTGGGCGCCGTCGATCTGCAAACACCACTCGATCTCCGTCCGGCTGGACTGGAGGGTGATGTTCGAGGTCGTGGTCTGTTCATAGCCGGCGCCGGCGACGAAGGTGCCGCTCGATATGAGCTGCGTCGTCGGATCCTCGTTGGTGAACTGGGCGCTCAGCGCCGACTTGACCGCCGCCGTGTCGCCGATGGCGACGAAGCCCGCCCCGTTGAGGTTGAACTGGAGGCTGTAGGCCTTGTTGTTCGCCATGCCTCCGGTCGTTTCCGCGATGGTGAAGCGGGCCCGGAAGTTGCTGTCTACAGCTTGCGTGAAGTTGGCGTTGAGCGCGTGATCCCAGGTATCGACGTTGAGGCCGACGGTATCGCCACGGGCGCGAAAGGAAACCTGTTCGAGCGTGACGGGCGAGACGGTCATGACATGATCTCATCCGGGCGGCGCGCACTCTTTACCGGAAGCCCCTGCGCCTCGGCCCAATTCGCCGCCTCGGCCTTGATCGCCTCGAACCGCGCCCGCGAGATGCGCCGGCCCTGGCAGATGCCGACGATGGGCTCGCGATGCAGGATCAGATCGAAGATCGCGGGATCTCCCATGGCCCCACCCCATTCCTCATCGTCGCTGCGCCAGTAATACCAGTCAAATCCGGCGAGGCGGACGTAGCCGACATTGCCGATCCCGGGTGTCGAATCGGGCTGGACAATGACTTCCAGGCCGTGGCCGGGCACGCCCGCAGGCGCGCTTTGCGTGCTATCGACCGTCGAACCATCGGCATACCAGATGCGCCACACCGGCGATCATGTCCCTGCCTGGCTCTGCCCGAGCAGCCATTCCACGATCACCGCCGTGGCGTCCAGGTTCCCGCTGGTCTTGCCCATGATCGCCGGCTTTTCGGCCGGCTCCGGCGGCCAGCAATGGCCCATGCCTTCCACGATGTAGTAATCCACCACCGCCCCGGCCGTGCCATTGCCATGATGGTAGTGCGTCACCTTGGTCCGGTCACGCACGATCGGCTTCAGCTTCGTGACGGTGGCGGTCGTGCAGCCATTGATCGCCGCGAAGCGCAGCCTGGTGGCCTCGGCGCTATCGACCAGCCCGCCATCGCCGAGATTGGAGAATGTCTTGTGATGCGTGTCGCCGCCGTCGATGGGAATGAACGGGTCGGCGGTGCCCTGAATGCACAGGACAGAGACGGGCTTG